ATTCTTGCATCTTCAGTAACGTTGATGAAAGATTGTGGAGCTTTGTATTGTGATAGATCTACATTTGGTGTGAACAAGGCATGACCAACCTCATGTCCAACTAATAAATCATATACATTGTTAGAAGCTTTCTCCCACATTGGTAGAGTTAGAACTCTAGTATCTACATTGAATGAAGCAGTGGAAACTTTTCTGTGTTCTACAACCAAATCCTCTGTTGCAAGAAGTTTTGCAAGTTGGTCTTTGATTTCAAATTTAACGGTCATGGGTTCTTCGTATGTATATACACATCATAATCCCTCTGGCGACGGCCATAAGGTCTTGTGTGCCACTTTTTTGACTGGTCTACCCCTTTAGTTACCTTCGTCTTCTTTTAATTTTTTATTATACTTATCTTCTGCATGCCATCTGTCAAATATGGATGGAATATTTTTATATCTCGATTTATCTAGTTTATCCCATAGATTATCGATCATATCTAGTTCTGAGTTTTTCATTTAAGATACCGTATCCAAAATATTTATTGTTGGCACCCATCCAAGTTTACGTAATTCCAAAGTATCAGCGCATGTAACATCTCTTTCGCCTGGTGTATCTTCCTTAATAGGTAGATGACCCATACCCATTTTCATGGCAAGATCTATTACAGCTACTGGATCACCAGTGCCAACATCTATAACCCCAGTATATGTTGTAGGTATCAAAGTGGCAATAGCAGATACAACATCATCTACATGTATCCAATCTCTTTTATGTCTAGTAAGATATGTTGCAGTCTTATCTTCTAACATACGATACAACATATCTGGACGACTTACCTTCTCTGCATATACATTGTAAAATCTCATACCAACACTATTTGGTGGAGCTTGTATCTCATTTACCTTTTTAGATATTGCATATGGATTTAACCACCACTCTTGCACAGATGAGGAACTTGCATATAATAATCGAATATTATTTCTTCCACAATAATCAAATAAAGCTTTGGATTTAACCACATTATTTTCCCAAAATTTATCTGGGTTTTCAAGACTTTCTCTGACAGCGGCGTACGCAGCTAAATGTATAACTACATCATATCTTTTCGTATCACAAGCATAGAATCTTATGAAGTCACGAACATCATCTGGAAAATCTAATCCAGTAACATCAAATCCAAGATCCTTTAAATGACTATAAACATGACTACCAATAAAGCCTTTGTGTCCAGTAACTAATACGTTCATGATAAAATCCTACTAAAACCTTTTAATTTTTCAAATTGTATGACACTCTCAAACTTCTCTAACAGAGATTCTTTATGAGAGATAACAAATATGTTTGCATCTTTAATTACAAATCTTATAATCTTGAGGAACTCATCTGTTCCTGTACCATCAAGAGAACTATCAAATACCTCATCCATAATTAACAGATTAGTATTTGTTGAATTTTTATAAGCAGCTACTTCTCTCCAAGTAAAGAGTAGAGCTAAATCAATTCTCATCTTTTCACCTTCACTAAATGAAGCATATGAAAAATCTTCATGTATTGGTGATTCAACAGTTTCACTGAACTCCTCATTCAATTTAAAATTGATATAGAAGTCCATCATCTGCAAATATCTATTAACTTGTTTGTTAATTAGAGGCAGATACTTTTTAATTATTTTAGTTTTTACACCACCATCCTTAAGAAGATTATAAACATAATCCTTATAACTTAATTCTTCTTTTTTCTCTACTAACTCATCAAAGGTGGTATTTAATTGTTCTCTTAACTCAGTTAATTTTTCATGTTCAGTATTTCTGTTCGCAAGTTGGTCGGTAAGTTTCTGAATTTCTGATTCCAAATCATTGATCTGTCGGTTGTATCCAGATATCCGAGTATTGTTTTGAGAAATGTCATTGTTGAGTTTAGTGATCTCCTTTGATAGTTTGTTGAATAGAGACTCTCTTTCTTGTTCAGATTTAATTTTAAATTGTAAATCTTTATACCCCTCTTGGAGTTCTTTAGCCTTTAATTCAACATCAGCAACTCTATTTAAACGAAACTCTTCCTTGATATCTTGAGTGCAGGTAGGGCATACCGTATTATCAGTAAAAAATTTATGTTCTTTGGTAAGGGTTGATACTTTATTGGATATTTTACCTTTTAGATTGTTAAGTTTCAGTAATGTTTTACTTGCTCCTGTAACCTTTTCCTGATCCTCTGTAAGGCCAGTTACCTCCAGTTCTAACTCTTCATTAGTAACAATACATTCATCAGTCTCTTTAATTAAACTATTAATTTTTTCTTTCTTACCCTTGATATTTTCTTTACCTCTTGATTCTATATCTTCGATAAATTTTTTCTGCATACCTACCTTATCGGTTAGATTCTCTTTCCTCAACTCTAATATCTTTATATCATCTTTTAAATGTCTAAGTTTATCCTTAACAACACTATTCATTGCTGAAAATATTCTTATATCTAATAAATCTTCTATAACTTCTCTACGATTTGGAGCTGACAGTTGCATGAAAGGAATGAAACTACTTGATCCAAGAACTACAATCTGAGTAAATGATTTATAATTTAACTTAAGTATATTTGTTTCAAGATATTTTTGTTGATCATTTGCAGCTGCAGTTTGATTTAACATATTACCACCAGCCCATATTTCAAATACAGATGGTTTGATACCACGAACCACTTTATATTCTCTAGTTCCCACTGTAAAATCTATTTCAATTCTACAATCTTTTTCATTTACAGTATTGACTAATTGTGATTTTGTAATTTTACGAAATGGTTTGTTGAACAAAACAAATGTCAATGCATCTAGAACTGTACTCTTACCAGCTCCGTTACTACCAATTATTAAAGTTGTATTACTCTTTTCAAAATTTATCTCAGTCCAATGGTCTCCTGTAGAGAGAAAATTTTTCCATTTAATTTTCTTAAATTTTATCATAATTTTTTGGAATTAACAAATCATCAGAAGAAATTATCACATACGGATAATCATACGCTTCACAGGCGTTTATGGCAACATCATCAGGAACCTCTGTAACATCTAACTCAGGATACTTTTTATCACTCATCGCCATCATCATGGCATATCTAACAGCATCATCCTCCTCTTCAAAAAGAAAGATAACTCTCTGACCTTCATCATCCTCAACTGCATAAGCGCCTTGTTGATCTGAGTTTTTTACAGAAAGAATATACATTATTCTACCTCACAAGCCTCAATGTAAACTTCTTTTAGTAAATCTTTAATTTGTGACTTGTTAAGAGACACATCAGACTCATCAATGTATCGGTTTAAGATACTAATTGTATCCTCACTCTCATCATTCTCAATCTCTTCAGCTCCATAGTATCCATTGAAATCAAAATTTTCAACAACTTTTAAGTCATGAACATTTGATGTAACAAATTTTTCAACAAACTTCTCAAACTCTTTCAAGTTAGATTTTTGTTTGACTATGATTTTAATGATCTTATCTTTATATTTTGATGTATCGACAAGTTGATGTGGTGTGTCATTATAATAAACATGATGAAACATCTTGTGTGGATTATCAATCTGAGTTAATTCTAATGTATCTGTATCATACAAATTAAAACCTCTAGGATCATCTACATCATTCCAATATATTTCGTATGGATTTCCTAAGTAATGAATGTTCTCACGAGAGCTTCTGGTATGATAATGTCCAGAAAACACTTGTTTAAACTTTTTGTAGATAGAATAATCGTCTCCATGATCCATAACAACATACTTATTGGCATGAAACCCATTCAGCTCCAAGTGACCCATCACAACTTTAGCCTTTGATTTGTTTATACATTCATGAGTCTCTTCTCTATTCTCTTTGTTTATCCAAGGTACTAGTAATATGTTTAACTTATCTATCTTTATCTCTGTTGTTTTATCATAACAAACAATATTATCATATTCTTTTAATAATAATTGAATTGTATTAACTTGATTTGTATTCTTATAGTATGCAGTATGATTACCAACTATTGTATGAACTTTGATATTCATATCTCTCAAACGATTGAAGTAATTCTCTTTTGCCCAATCTAATGCCAAAAAATCTATACCTCTTCTATTGTCAAATGTATCACCCATATCAACAATAGTAGTAATTCCTTCCTTTTCTATAGTAGGAAAGAATACATCATTATAAAATTTTAAAAAGTAATCATGAAATATAGCAGAACCCTTTCTAGCTCCAAAATGTTGATCCGTTATAATTGCTATCTTCATCCATTATACCTATAATTGATATTGTCTTTGATAGTATTATAATCACTTTCAGATCCTGCCATCATACCATCATCACTGAACACTTCACTATATCCTGACTTTTCAATTATCTTTGTTTTGATTTCAAGTTGTTTCTTTTCTTTTTGTATTCTTCTGAGAAACGCATAATGTATGATCTGCGTAAAGTAAGCAAAAGGATTCGAGGATTTCTCAGGATTAAAATTATTAATGTATTGAACGCAATTTTCGATTCCATCACACACCATATCATCTTTGAACATGTAGTTTACAAAATTAGGTTTGTAAGACAAATGAGTGGCTATCTTGAGAAAGCAAGAACCAAGATAGTTGGTAATACGTGGTTTTGGTTTACCTTGTTCCTCAGCTTCTCTAACCTTTGCTTTATACTCTACAATAGCATAAAGAAACTCTTTATTGTTTACATAGTGTTCAGATCGTTTTCGTTTTGCCATCTTAGAATACATTTAAAAATATTGCATAACTATGTACATATTATAACAAAAGATTGTCCGCTTGACAAGCTCCTGAAATAGTAGTACAATAACTCTGTCAGAGTTGAAGGGATAGCTATAAGTATATTATTATAACTCAAATAACTTTTCTAAAGATTCTCTAGTTGTTTTTACACTAGAAACAAAACCTAAAGAGGAGCTTATACCTACTTTACTATCTGGTGGAGTAGTTCCTTTATTTAGAGATTTTTGATATCGTATAAATGTACTTATCTTTTCCTTATCTGTGCATCTCGCATAAAATAATACATTTTTTAAATCTATCACAAACATCCTTTCATCGGTAAGTTTTAACCAAGGATCAACACGATATAAAGCAAAAGGCCCTCGTTTGACTGGTAGCTCCTTTATAAAACATGGATCAAAAACTATGAGAGTTCTTTCCTCATCAACAAACTCTTCGACTTGAGCAAATATTTCTTCACCCGAAGTTAATTTAATACATGCGTACTTGTCTTTATCGTTCATTTTTTTAGGTGAGGCCATTGTTTATAGAAATCTTCCGTGACTTTAGGATCATGGTCTGGATGATGTGTACTATTGATTGAAGGTTCCCAAGGTTTCTTGGAAGCATTTTTGATAACAATAAATCGATCAGCAGCAAATGTGCCTGCTAAATTTATCTCTATATCTTCTCCATCAACCCAGTTCATTGATCCATCTTTTTTAGTATGGTTCATTAATCTTTGGATTTCGTCAATCATTTCTTGTGTGAGTTTCATAAGTATCTTGGAATAAAAGTTACCTTTTCTTTGAATTGTAATCCAGTATCTGTTTTTATGGGAGTGTAATTTTTTTCACCTGGCAGTTTTCCTGTTCTCAGATAATCAACAATATCCCTACAACCTAAAAGATAAGCTACTGTTTCTTTATTCTCTTGACTTGTATCATCTAGCATCTCAGTTAATGCTTTCATGAGTGTTTCTAAATTTTCAGTAGGTTTTTTATGTAAATCAGGAGCGTATTGATTTCCATCAACAGTCCACCTAGTTTCAGTTTGTTTCATTGCCAACAGCCTCTATCTTTTTTGGGATAATAAACTTCTACGTAAGAATCACATTTAGGACAGTGTAAGTTAGTGACAAAACTATACTCTTCTGTATAGTCACAATCATTATCACCTCCCCATATTAATTCAGTATCACAGTGCCAACATTTCATTTGTGTTTCATATTGATTGGAACAATCTCATAATTAAAATTTTCTTCATTATAAATTTTAACTCTTTCAATAAGATGATTTAAAGTATAATTTTTTTGAGATTTGTAGGTGGTTTCATCTGCAATATCATATAGAGTAGCTTTATTTTTCTTTTTGCCTTTTCTTAGAACTCTACCAATTGATTGAAGATTTCTCACCCTAGATTTACTAGGAGATGCAAAAATTACATTGTGAAGGTT